CTTACTTGACTACTATTGTCTGCAACCGACGTTGAAACCTCGTCAACAATATAAGTTAAGCGATAACTCCTGTCAGAGTTACTATAAAAAGTTGTCATCTATCCTCCAATCCCTCTAATTTTCTTGATTTGTAAACGCCCCTTCGAACTTTCTTCAAACAAAAAGCTTCCAATACGAAGCCGCAAAGTGAAAACACCAGACTCGATTTGTAGATAACCTTGACTAATAAACGCAGTCTCAGTGCCACCTGAATAAAAAGCTATGCGATCAGTTGTTACTCTCACCGACGATGTACCATCTTTCATTTTGATAACTAAACCATCATTTGAGTATGACATATACTGCGTAATGGCTTCTGTAACAAGTTGTACATTTTCGAGCTTAGCCAGTATCTGAACAACTCTATTAGCGTTTGAAATCATAGTTTGCTCTGATACTTTTTGACCATCTTCTATTTTTTTAATTTGATCAAGTAACTCTTTTGCTTTATCTTGTACTTCTTGCAAACTTGCAGCAGCTTCAAGATTAGCTTTCATCAAACGCTGTTCTTCCGCAATAGCGTTTAACTGCTCAACAGTAAAAGCACCATCGGCTTTTGAATCAAGATTACTTGCTTTGTCAGCTTCCGACTCTTGCCAATCGCCTGTCTTGTTACCTCTGACAAGCATAAAGCCACCAGTACTAAAACTACCTTGTTCCGATGACACCATCGCAAACCGTGGTCTAATCTTACCTGTCTTAGTTGGTGTAAAGGTGATTTCAAAACGTCTGACATTCGAGTCAACATTTTTTATAATTGTTTCTCGTGGAGTGTCACTAGTAATAAAACCATCTGCTATATCATAGAGATAAAAATATAAATTCCCAGCTACCTCACGTTTAACATAAGCGCTAAAAGTGTATGTCACACCTTGCTCAACTATAATGTCTTTTGCGTGTGATACCTTTTGGCCGCTTATCCATTTTTTAAATGTAAATGGATAATTAGAGATATTTTCATCTTCTAGTGTTGCAGAAGTAAACCAATCAGAACCAACAAATGATTTTGTACCGTCAATCAGATTATTTGTGCCAACAACGACTGTTCCGACCATATCAGTCCAACGGTATTTTGTTGGATCGCTCGAGTCAATAGCGATATAGTCTGTGTATTGCCCTATATAGCGTTTATTAAGGCTATCGGTTACACTAAAATCAGTTTTACCGTCAGAGCTATTTGCATACGCTACATGCCAATAAGGCGTTTTACCATCTGCTCCAGCCGGACCAGGAATACCCTGTTCTCCTCTCGGACCTTGTAAACCATCTATCCCCGGTGGACCTTGCGGTCCTGGCAACCCGTCTTTTCCGTCTGCACCGTCTTCTGTGTCTGTAAAGGATATTTGCGTACTTGCTACAAGTTCCTCATTTAAATATGCCTCAACTGTTATATTTAAAACGTGGTTAAAGTCGCTTGCTTTAACAATTAGCGATGGTCCGATATCAATTAGCGAGTCACCATTTTTATAAAAATAAACTGCTTCATAGTCTTTCCCGTTCTTTTGCAAGCTAGGAGTTAGGACAGATTCACCAGTGCCATTTTTAAAAGCGACACCATTCGAAGTAGCTAGTTTGATTTCGTATGGAATTGACTCATCGTATAGACGCAACATATCACTGATTAAATCAGAAGCTAACTGACTTTCTTTTTCGACAAAATTGCTGAATTTAGTTTTGTTAGAGCTGGGATTTGTTATGGATATTTCTTGCTCAACTACTCGTGCTGTCAAAATCAGCGGTGGCTCGTATCCGTCGTCCTGTATCCGCACAACATCACCAAGTTCTAAGTCAACATAGCCATCAACTTCATAAGTAATTGCTGGATAAGCGTGTGCTTTTAGATCTTTTAAAGCAGTTGATATCAAGACATCTTGACTATCAGTCTCAACTTCCATGTCTTTTCGTATCCAGTTATCTCGTGTCTCGTTACCTGTTAAAACAGATGGATAACGGTCTCTTGATAAAGGTGCGTACAAAAATCCATTTTTGAGATAGTACTCTACTTTACCGTTTTCGTCTTTCCACTCTTTGTAGATTGAGTTGTCAATGTAGATGATTTGTTCTTCTTCGTATGATTCTGTCTGTGCTTCTTGCACGACTTCCTCGTATGATATTTGTGTTCCACCGCTTACTTGCTGTGTTGTTGCACCGTTAACAGCCATTCCTTGCGCTATTTCACGTGGATAACATACTGTCTGCAATCCTCTAGCAAAAGCGTTAATCTCATACGAGTTTTCCATGACATACATGCGTCCAGCGTAATTCTGCTCTAAGACAGTGACTCTTGTTTTAGACACACTCTTGATAATCCCTGTGTGCCCCCATTGTGTTGTATAAAATGGAGCACCAAAATTTGCTTTAACATTATAGATACCGCCAGCTTGCAAGTTGCCAGCATTAGGCGACCTGTCTAGCTTCCAACCATAAGCACCCCAGTTATAATCAGTGCCGATTAAGGCAGCAGCCATACCGCCTCCGATACGACCTCTAATACCACCAACCGAGCTGTCAATCCAAGCGCCGTCTAACTTCTTAGCGTACCAACCAGACAAAGCATAACACTGTCCTGAGCCGATTCTGCGACCTTTAAGTCTAGTAGCTTCATTTAGTGCTTGCATTGTCTTAGTAGCTCTTCTAGCTACGTTTACGGCTGTTATAGGCTGTACTGGTGTTTGCCACAGCTTATCAATCGTATTGAGGATATTTCCAGTTACTTTATTGATACCATTTCGGATATTAGTCATCAAATTTGTGTAGCTTTGATATCCTGCTGCTGCATAGTCATATTTAGCTCCACCAGCTCTAAAAAGCCCTTTTGTATAGTCTGCTATATTCTTTTTGCCGACGACATTATAAATCCCTTGTTTTGCTAAAAGATAAGTGTAATCTTTTAAAAAGTCATCTACACTTGCATAGTGCATGTATGTTCCACCCTCGTTTGCAGGACGAGCCATCCCAGTAGTGACTTTTACTCCACTTGGACGCGTCTGTGCTCCACCGCTCATACCTGCCCAGTTGTTGTCACGTTTACCAACTGTCGAATCACCCCAAAAACTCTCTAAATAAAGTTGCGTGATGATTCCACTTGGCAAAATATTATATTGCACTGCGTAGTTAATAATAGCTTGTACGTTAGCTTTTTTGATTGTATGACCATAATATTTAAGGTCTCCGCCTAAATATGTACGATTTGACCCAACTGTTTTAGTGACTTTGCGAGTTACAGGATTAGAAATAACGCGCTCGCCTTTGACTGTCTTTTTGCCATACGGGCGTATGGCGTTGTAAATCTGGCGCTTGTCTAATTTTTTAGTGATACCAGTTACATTTTTTTGATATCTCAACACTATGTCACTGCGGTCACGACCTACGCCATAGGACACGCCCTCTTCGTATTCCTTGTACACATTTACAATAAACGCTTTAAACGTGTGATTGTTGTGTAATTGAGTTTCAAATTCGATTTCTGCATCAAAATTATTAGCAATTGACAAAATACGAGCTAACTTAGTGTCTTGACCAGTCCATTCCAATGTCAGTTTTTTGTCCTTAACTTCGTTTGTGCCAATTGTCAAAGCACCCCAATTTAAAATATCAAACTGCACAAGATACTCTTCAAATGACATTGCTTTAGTTGCTTTATATGCGTTGCAATACTCGTTTAGTAACTCTAAATTAAGATTTTCGCAATAGCAATGTATTGTTGTCTCTGTTTCCTCGACTCGCATGATGTTAAACAATTGTACTTTATCTTTGTGTACAAAAGAAACAAATGCTTGATCGTTTAGTGCGTGATATTTGTGATTAAGTGGATTATCACCCAACAGCGATTTTTTATAAACAGAAAACTCAAATGCTGACGAACCAGTTGTGAGCTGTCTAGTCCACAAATCATCATAATAATTAAGTGCTCCTTGTCGCTCATTGTCTAAAAGCAAAACTGGATGTAGTTTTGCGTCGTGTATTACTAGAGTTATTACAACCACCTCTCTTCTAACAATAGTTCGATGTCAGGGTCTGTTGAAGAAAATTTAGACACATTGATGACGAGTTCAGACTCACCCGGTGGAATAGATATTGGTTGAGAGCCTAAAACCATATCCTGCAGGGAGTCAATATCTTTAGTTTTGACTGTATCATTTTCAAAATTAATAATAACTTCGTCACCTGGTTGATATTTATTGACGATATTGTTGTAATGAGACACGCCCATTTTTTCAAAATTGACTTTTTCAAACAGGTTGTAGTTGATATATTTAGAGCTATCACTGCATGTCCCCATTGCAAGATGTATCTTGCGGGATTTTTTCCCTTTAAGGGACGGAACAGTTACATGATGATGTGCCCCATTAAAATAAATACGAAACTTGTCTTCTTCCCTGAAAATCTCAACAGCTCTGCTTCTATCCATCGAAAAAGGATTGTGATAATTTCTGTCTGCTTGGAATTCAAACTGCTTGTAAAATCTCCAGCCAACCCCGTCATCATCAAGAGCAAAAAAATTGTATTCTGTTTCAAAACCATTTTTTCGTTTGTAGGTTTCGATTCCATACAAAAACTCGTCATTCCCTTCATCATCGATTCCCGTTACACAAAGCTTTAAAAAACCTTTCTGATCCTGCGCAGTAGCAATAAAAATCTGTTGCCACCACAGGTGCTCATTGAGAGTGTATTCTCCGTTTGAATCAGGATTGATAATAAACGTTCGAGTCCCAACATGCTCGCCGTAACCCGGTGTAGTTCCTCTAGCACCAATAGCTACATACTCTCCACCTTTGCCAGAGCCTAAAATATTATCAAGGCGCATGCGCTTTAATTCCGAGTCAAATGTTGGTGGCATATAGTTGAGTTTTGCGACGTTGGGCGCACCTTCTAAAGCTTGTGCAATAGCTTTTGAGTAATCAAAAAGGGATTCGTTGCGATGAACGATAGTCCCATCTTCTTCCTCCGATGATCCAAGTGCAAAAGCGCCCGTTTCATTTGCGATACCGATATAACCGTTTTCAGAGTTATGTTTAATTTTGATTATTGGATAAGCGTTAGTATTACCATCATTTTGCAAATTAAAAATAAGCTTGTTGCCTTCTTGCGTATAGTCCGAAAACTTTTTGTAAGTAGTTGAATGCGCAACGCCATCTGGGATGTAAAACTCAATAACCGTTTCATCGTACCAATCAGATATTCCTTTTAAGTCAATATCACCTTTTGGAACAGCCATATAATATCTGTCAGGTTCATCTGGTAATGTAAGTTTAAAGGTCGTCTTACTGTGCAAAATACCAGCTATTTTTTCTCTTAATTTATTTAAGTTTTCGTAACTATAAGTCGACGGTTCTGTCGTGTCTACAAATTTACTTGCTCCTATTTCTTTAGTTTTAAAACTAACAGTAACAAAAATAGTCTTA